GTGGAGATTCTGGTTATTTATTAACAACTGACGGCAATGGTGTATTGCAATGGTCTCCTCCTGGTTCTGGTGCCGCTATTAGTAATGGTTCAAGTAATGTTAATATTGCTACTAGTAGTGGAAATATTACAGCAGGAGTTGACGGTGTTGCTAATGTTGTAACTATTACCAGTGCAGGATTAGATGTTATTGGAAACATAACTGCAACAAATTTTGTAGGTAATTTTAGTGGAAATGCATCAAACGCTAACTTTGCAAACACAGCCGGTACAGTAACATCGTCTGCACAGCCAAATATAACAAGTGTTGGTACACTAGTTAGTTTAGAGGTAAATGGTAATATTACTGCAGGAGCAGTAAAAACAAATAGTTTATTGTATGCTAATGGCGAGCCTTATGTATTCACTACAAATGCAGCCGGATCTAACACACAAGTTCAGTTTAACAATAACAATGCATTTAGTGCTAGTGCTAATTTTACTTTTGATACTGGTACTAATACATTAAGTGTAACAAATATTACAGCAAATGGATCAGGCCTAACTAGTATTACTGGTGCAAATGTTACAGGACAAGTAGCGTTTGCTAATGTAGCAAATAGTGTAGCAGTAGCTAATGTAGTTGGTATAGGTAACATAGCTACAACAAATTATGATGGTAATGCAAGTAATGTATTACACGGCGATGGCACTTGGAGTGCTGATCAAACCAATTATGGTAATAGCAATGTAGTATCATTACTAGCTGATTTTGGTGCAAATGATATATCAACGACTGGGAATATTACTGCAGGCAATGTGTTAGGTGATGGTTCAGGGTTATCTAATATTGCCGGGGCAAATGTAACAGGTGAAGTTAGCTTTGCAGCCGTAGCTAATAGTGTTGCCGGCGCAAACGTAACCGGAGAAGTTGCTAATGCAAATTATGCTACCAATAGTGGTAGTGCCAACACTGCAATTACAGTAACCGGAAATGATCAACCTAATATCACCAGTGTTGGTACATTGATTGATTTGACAGTTGATGGGGATATATTACCAAATGCTAATGTAACATATAATTTAGGTAGTCCAACACAGCGTTGGAAAGACTTATATATATCTGGTAATACTATAGATTTAAATGGTTCTACTATATCATCAGATGCGAACGGTATTACATTAACCAATCCATTAGGTGGTACATTTACTGTTATTGGTACATCAGCTTCAAATACTGCATCTATTGTTAATGGAAACAGTAGTATTTTTGTAGATGCCAATTCAAATGTTAATATTACTATTGCAGGCACTAGTAATGTAGTTACTGTTTCAACCGATGGATTAACTGTAGATGGTAACGCCAACGTAACAGGAAATATCAGTTCATTAAATGCAGATTTAGGTAATTTAGTAACAGCTAACTATGTAAATGTATCACAAGTAATTAATGGCAATGTTGGTAATTTTAGCGGTAACATAACATCATTAAATGCAAATTTAGGTAATCTAGCAACAGCTAACTATGTAAATGTATCACAAGTAATCAATGGTAATATTGGTAACTTTATTGGTAATGTAACTGCATTAAATGTTGATGCAGGCAATTTGTTAACAGCAAATCATGTTACTACAGCCGAGATTTACAACGGCAATACAAATATTACATTAACATCAAATGGTAATGTAACAACCACTGTTGCAGGCAATGCAACAATAACTGTATCTAGTTTAGGTGCAAATGTTATTGGGTATGTACAAGCTAATGGTATTATTAGTGCAGGTTCATTTGAAGGTGTATCACTAACATCTAATGTAGGTAACTTAACATTATATGCCGCACCAGGCGATAACTATGTAGAATTAAGACCTACTGGTAATGGACAAGTTGATGTTGGTAATTTTAGAATTACCTCTCTTGCAGAACCAAATGCAAGTACTGATGCGGCTACTAAACAATATGTTGACAACGTTGCACAAGGTTTGCATATTCATGCACCGTCTAAAACAGCTACGACTGACACCTTAGCAAATATTACAACTGGTATTATTACTTATGACAACGGTGCATCAGGTGTTGGTGCAACATTAGTAACAACTGGTAGTTTTGAATTAATTGATGGAGTAAATGTTCAAACATCAGGCACTCGAATTTTAGTTAAGAACGAAGCAAATACTGCACACAATGGTATCTATACTTGGGCAAATGCTACAACTATTGTTCGTGCTACCGACTTTGACACTTCTACTGAGATGGCCGGCGGTGACTTTACTTTTGTCCAATCTGGTACATTATATAACGATACCGGTTGGGTAATGACAGACCCTGTCACTACAGTAGGAACTAGCCCTGTAATTTGGGTACAGTTTAGTGGTGCTGGTACATACACTGCTGGCCCTGGTTTATCTTTAACTGGTACACAGTTTAGTGTTAACGTTGATAATTTAACAACTGAAATTGCCGGTGGTAATGTAGTTATAAAGCCTAGCGCACAATTAACGACACCAAATATAGGTGAAGCTACTGGTATAAGTTTAAGTTTAACTGGTAATGTTTCTGCTAATAATATAACAGTTAGCGGTAATTCTAATTTAGGTAATGTAACAAATGTACATATCACTGGTGGAACTGCTGGTTATGTATTAGGTACGGACGGCTCTGGTAATCTATCTTGGATAAATGGTGGTAACATCTCAGGTTTTGAGGGTAATACAATTCCTATAGGAACACCAACTGACGGTAATTTAACAACTAATGTAGCATACAACGGTTGGACTACCGGTACATATGTTACAGATGGTTTAGATGATTTGAATCAAGTTAGTTTAAACATTGCTGGAAATACATTTGTGGGTAATATTTATATTGCGGCTAATGCAACATCAGGTCCTAGTCCATTGACAGTATCATTTACTGGAAACTATATAGGCAATCCTACTAACTATCTTTGGGATTTTGGTGACGGTACAACTAGCACTAGTCGTAACCCTACAAAAACATATAGTAACACATCAGGTGGACAATATACTGTAACATTTACTGCATACAATGTAAATGGTACATATGGTGGTAATGCAGCCAATGGAGCAAAAGGCTCAACTGCTACTTCAACTAATACTAATTTTATAACATTATATACACCATTACCAATACCATCATTTACAACTAGCCCAACTAGTTTAGATACAGGTAATACTGTTACTATTACTAACACAAGTTTGTATGCTACATCATATACAATTAATTATGGTGATGGTAACTCTGCAGTTAATCCAGGTAATTCATGGACAACTAATAGTCATACTTACACTACTTCTGCTAATGTTGATACCATATATGGAATTAATTTAACTGGTACAAATCAAACAGCAGGTAATGCGCCTCCTTATAATGTAACATCAGCTAATACTAATGTTAAGGTTTATGCACCGCAAAGCCCGGCATTTACAGCTAATACTATTTTAACAATTAACTATCTTGCTACATCAGGTGGCGTAGTTAGTTTCAGAAATGATACACCAGGTACTCCGGGTAATACTGCTAGTTTTGGTGCACAACAATTATACAATTATCGTTGGGGTGATGGCACTGCTAATAGCAATATTAATATTCAAACTGGGCTTGCTGGTAACCCAGGTGCAGCCAATATTACACATGCATTTGCTCTTACATCATCACAACAAAACGCTGCCACAACTGTAAGCTACGTAACAAATCTTTCATTATACACAGGATATAGTACTAGCCCATTCGTGTCTAGCAACATTACAATTACAGTTGAACCAGAAGTTAGAGCTAACTTTGTAGGAACAGCTAATACACAAACTGATGCTACAGGATATTCTTCTAATGCTCAAGTTGGATATTTGTATACTGACTATTTAGGTCGTGATAGAAGTTTGTTTAACTTCAGCAATGATACATCACCTAATGTTAATTTTACCGGTAATGTGTTTAATTGGACATGGGGCGATACTACAAGTAACACTGGTGTAACTAGTCGTGCTAATATTTCACATTCATATCTAAATGATTATGGATCACCTACTACCGGTGGTAAGACAGTAACATTACAAGCAAATGGTACTCCTGGCACTATTGCTCAAAGTAATACAAGTACAAAAACAAATTACATTACTATTTTACCTAACCCAACAGCTCCTTCTAATCTAAGCAGTTTCACTAATGTTACTATCGCTACTGCTAGTCAAGGTACTAGCCCACTATTAGCGGCAGGAGCCGCTGATAATACAGGTGGAAATATCGTAGCTAATGGTACAGCAGTTACTCGCATTGCTACAACTACACCTGTATCAACTAGTACACAAGTAACAAATGCTAATACAGCACTTACCGGTACATTAACTGCTTATGTAAATAATACAGCATCGGGTAATACGTCATTTAGTACTAGTGGAAATGCTGTTGGAACATATAATTCATTAATAGTATCAGCAGATAGAGATTTACACGTAGCAAATGCGGCTGTTCCTACAGGATTCTATAAAGTATTCTCAGCTACAATTAGTAATTCATTAGCTAGTTTGGGTAATGGTTATAATGATTTCCAATTACGTCATTCAACTTCAGGCAACACTAATACAATAGGAATGGTTAAAGATAATTTAAATTCTGCACCGACATTAGTTACTACAAACACAGCAATGGTTACTGCTACTTCAGGAACATATAGATATATTTCTGGTATTCCTTATTATAGTGCTACTGGATCACCTGCTATTACTGTAGCTAACTTAGAATTACAGAACTTTACAGGACAAACATTCCGTAGTGCTGATCCTTTCACAGTAGCATCAGGCACTGTTTATGAAGGTTCTGGATCAGTTATATCTACTCAAACTAAAACATTAGCACAAATTGATAACAGCGCAAACTCTATGTTGACTGGTTCAAATGTTAAAGCTAATATTGGTATTTCAACAAACTATTCAATGGGCAATCTGAATGTGTTAGTTAACGGCCCAGTCAATAGTGTAGCAACATTAGCAGCCAATATATTCAATGTAGTCGGTACTAGTACAACAATTCAACTACCTACAAAAATACAAATGTATGCTGGTGCAAACTCTGGATTTAATGAACAATCTATTACGGCTAACGTAGCAAGTAATACACAACCTGCTATTCGTGTAGTATTGAGTAGTGCAGGTAACACACCGGCATTTAGTGGAAGCACAAACTATTATACTAGTAATGCATGGACAGGTGCTCAGACTATTGCAGGTACTCCAGAAGCAGTTGTTAGATATGGTGTTCTTAAACATTATGCTGTAGATTTATCTACTGGCTATTTACCAGTTGGTCCTGATCTAGCTACTGGACGATCAGGACTACAGTATTTTACTTTAGCGTTTGTAAGACCTAGTTTAGCTAACTTTGATATTATATTAACTACTGGGTCAACTGGTATATCAGGATTATGGGTGGCTGCTCCAGGCACAACAATTGATACAGGTGGATTCTCTCCACCAGTAGCCGGTGCACCGGGTCCTACTAGTACATTAAACGGATGGTTAACTGGATTTGAACAATATAATGGTGCAGGCGTACCGGGCAAGAGTGCTACAGGTGGTAACCCAGCTGGCACTAACGGATGTGCATTAACCGGAGCTGATGTGATACCATTGAATACACAGATTTCAAATTCAAGATATACTATGACACTTGGTTCACAGAATCAAGCTAATAGTTTTGGTAATAATATTTTAATTAGAATTGCGTTGGCAGCCGGCCAAACTATAACTGATTTACAGATAGGAGTAGCAACGTAATGGCTGCAACGTTTAACGAATCACAAAAGATTGACTATTTGTGGAAAAAGGTTGGTTACGGTGTAACTAAAACCGCAGAAGTAACATCCAAAGAAGCTTTTAACGAAAGTATTGCTAGTCCATTACTATATCGTGGTGATCTTGTTTGGATGGAAAGTAGCCAGATTACAAGTAGTCCTCCGGCATCAACAAATAGTATTATTCAAGTTTATAAAGATGGCTCTGGTAGCTTTAGTCCTAGTGTAGAATGTACAGAAGACTTAACCGCACCTGACAACCAAACATGGAAAACAAATTTAACTAATTGGGTACCTACTCAGTTCGGTGACAATTATCTAATACAAGTATATGTAGCTAACTCTGGTGTAACTAACCCACAAACATCAGGTACTAAGTTATTCCAAGCTGGTTCTGGATCTGATGATACATGGTTCTTTGATTATCAAACTGG